GCGCCGAGGACCCTCTACTACGTGTAGATTGGAACCTGATACATTAGCCATAGTGCTAATAGCTTCTTTGACTGTCACTCCTTCAGGTGCACCCAGACAATCTATTGTTCCTGTTGGTGGATTGTTAGTAATTCTATAAAGCGATTCTACAATATCATACACATGAGTATAATTACGCACGCACGTACCATCACGTGTGTCATAGTCTGTACCATGTATGTGTAGTGTATCAAACTTACCATTTGCAACAGCTGCTGCCTTACGAATCAAATGACTGTACTCGTCATCAAACTTATGATAACCATCGTTACCACTGACATTATAGAATCTCACGATACTAGCATTTTCATTGAATTGTTTTGTAATGAGTTCACCACCATGTTTTGTTGCAGCATAAGGAGAAGTTTGTGGACTAAACGCTGATCCTGTTGAGCAATAGATGAAGTGATCACAATCCGCAAAATCAATTACATTCTTTGTTCCTATAACATTAGTCTCATAATATAACCATGGATTCTTGACAGATAGAGGAACTTTACCCATAGCACCAATATGAACCACCTTATCAAAGCCTCGACGCATTCCTGATGGTTTACGAAAATCCCAGTCGATTGCTTCATCACACCATTTTAGAATATTGTTCTGCTTCCAGTTAAAGTCTGTAGCTACAACTTGCAGACCATGTAATGCTGCAGTTTTTACGAAGTGTGCACCAATATAACCAGTCGCTCCTGTCACTAATATCTTCATAATATACCTTTTTTAACTAGTACTTTGTAATTCGCAAATTTATCTTTGATCGGTTTTTCTCTAATATGAATCATCTTTGCTTTTTCGGGATTAGGCAAATAATTGTCATAACACCATAAACCACTAATATAATTGCTCAGCGGTAACTTAGCTTTACAAGCTAAAGTGTGCATGATACCCTCATCGCCATAGTGGTGTTTAGGTTGATACGTTTGAATCCAGCTTGTATCGCCCAATAATCCTTCACGCAGTTTCTTACGTGTTTCTAAATCAAATTTATATATCGCTCCGCCCCAATATGGATGGAAGACACTCGCGATTTGTGGATGTTCCCTTGCTATTCTATTATGTAATCGCCTTTGAACGTCACCGTATAATCCCATACCAGGTACATCAAATATGTTATCAGTCATGCCTTTTACCGCAAACATATCAATGTCTACCATTACAACTGTGTCATAGTTATCAAATTCTTTATCGAGTAGATATACCTTTTGAAGAGGAGGGCGTAAGCCTGGTTGAAATACATCGCCTTCAATGAATCGATACTCAGATCCAATAGACTTTGCATAAGCCTCTATATTCTTCATAGACTCATAATTGATAGGTTTCAGTTCACCAGTATAGTGTTGCAATATTATATTTTTCATTTTACCATTTTGGTGAGGATAGGATGTTACTCTTTTTCATGTTATCTCTCATCTCTTCTGCAATGAATTTTACATCATCGATAAGATTGTCGTCTAGAAGTATTGGTTTAAAACCAAGAGATTTTAAACCCTCATTAGAAACAGATAGTTCATTCTCTGCAAGCTCTTTACGGGGATTACTGACATATGATACATTTCCACGATATAAGCCTGCTACCTTTTCAGCTAATCCCTTAACAGACTGCACTTCTGCAACCTGATTAAAGATACGAACTTTCTCTGTAGTGTCTGGTGGGCTCTCTACAGCAAGACGAATACACTGAGCAGTGTCTTCAATGTGGATAAATGCGCGTTGCTGACCGCCTGTTCCATAGACAGTTAAATTATTACGAGTTGCAGCTTGTGAGATAAATCGATTAAGAACTGTTCCATACACTCCGTCATAATCAAAACGATTTGTAAGCTCAGGTGCAATATTAGTATGTCTGGTCTGTGTACCCCAAACAATACCCTGATGTAGGTCAGTAATCTTTAAACCCCAGTTTTTGTTATAGAACTGGAACATAATCTGATCTAGAGATTTTGTCATGTGATAAACAGAACCTGGATTAGTCGGATATAATATATCCACATCTTTTTCAGTTGAGTTAATCTTGACGTTCAAATAACCCTCAGGAATGTCTCCAAATTCCTTTGAATATCCATAAACGCCCATCGTACCAAGATGAACAAGGTGGATATTAGGATCAACATCAACGATAGCATTAAGTACATTGTGAGTTCCCGTAATGTTGTTGTCTACTGTATATCTACGCTCTACATCAGAAATCATAGAATAAGGCGCTGCTCGTTGTTCAGCAAAGTGAACAATAGCATCTGGTCGGACATAGTCTACAAACTGCCTAAACTTATCATACTCTTTAGCAATGTCGATATTATGAAATTCAAGTTTCATTCCATTACGATCTGCTACCTTTATTCTATCTTCGATACTGGCAATATTGGTTAACGAATTACTACTTAACTGATTATCAATATTTCGACGAGATAAGTTATCTACAATGTAAACTTCATTTCGCTGTAGATGAGATAGATTTAATGCCGTTGGCCAGCCACAAAAACCATCTCCGCCTAATACTATGACTTTCATTTTATTTCCTATATGTTAAAAGTTTTGCAACCGTTGAGTTTTGCTCTATAAGCATGGTGTGAAAAGTATCCATTAATCTTATTGTATAAGTGGACATTCTCAAACTTATGATAAAGCAACGCCATATGTAAAAACCCAGAATCTCCGCCAATATGAGCCTCGCTCTTTGACATAGCATAACCAATATGCTTTAAAGAATTTTTAAGGAGATCGTTTTTAGATTCACCACCTATTACAACTATTTCACAACCCTGTGATCTATACTTATTATGTATACTATCAATTACTAGAGGAGATAGAGTGCGTTGAGCGTCTGTGCTGTCCCACTGTGCAGTCACAAACTTCTTTGGTAATTGCAAATCCTTTGAACAATCTTCGGCCTCTAAAAGAATCTCATTACTCAGTACCTTAGATGCATCAAATGCAAATGGCATCTCGTAATCATTAGGATGCATTTTAAAACAATCGCTGTAATAATATGTCTCAGCATCTATACCTTTGTTTGCTAGATATTTTATCCACTCATCTTCTGGTAAGTTTTCCACTTCATGCGGTTGTACGTATAGAGTATCCTTTGGGAACAGGTCAATAATTTCAGGCCACGACTTCTTCTTTTTATCTGATTTTACGCCACCAGCTACACTCCATTTATCATCAGTCAGATGGATAGTAACAGGAGAATTGTGTGATAGTCCGTATTGATATGCTAGATATACGCTGTGCACTCTGTCACCTAATCCAGGAGCAGTGTATGGCCTGATACCAGCCCTCATGCTACGTGATCTTAGTGCCAAATGTTTCAATGACTTTTCCTTTCAGTCAATTCACTATCATAAAATACATCAATTCTTTTTTTAGTTTCATGCCGCAGATCATTAAGTATTGTAATGAGATATGCCACATCACTCTCTTCGCTACTATATCTCTCAACACCTTTACGTTTACGATCTTCTAAGTCCCATAGCTGAAGATTAATTGCCTTCATGATACTGAGAAAATAAAAATAATTAGAGTCATGAAGGTCTTCATATTGCTCTATCTCTAGTTCTACATCTAAACCTTTCTCTTGTTTAATGACAAGAATACTATGCCTATCAATATAATCACCGACACTTACATTAATTGCTACTTTCATCTTCTTTCTATATCGCTCTCTTCACATAAATTACCATATTGTATTTCTACAATATGCGCTAGTTGATTACCAATATTTGTTGTCTTATGCCATGAATTTTTAGGAATTATAAAAGTGCTGTGTGGTCCAATTTCTCTTGTTCTTTTTATGCCATTTGGTAATTCTAATTGTATCTTGATTTTACCTTCAAGTACATACCAATGTTCACTTCTATGTGTGTGTTTTTGATCACTTAAACTGCAACCTGGATTAATAACCAACTCTTTTACCTTTTGACCTATACGAGGCTGCTTGTCATCGAGCACTCGCCAATAACCCCAGTCACGTTCAGTCTTTTGAGTTTTCCATTTATCTAGAATCCAACTAGATGAGTTTTTCTTATCGTCACCACCAACACCAAAGGCAAATTCTACGCTTGGGTGATTACTGTATTTTTCATACTCAGGTGTTGTGGTGTTATTACGATCACCACCGTTTGCAAATATAACATCGGATGAAGTAGTCTTTAGTATAAACTCAATAGCATCACATGCAGTATTGTCATCATCATTAAATGGAATTATTCTATCGACCATATCTAATGAACCAGTGATCATATATCTTTCATTATAGGGAAGAAAGGCTGCACCCTTTTTACGTTCTAACCATGCATCAGAATTTATACCAACAAATAATTTATCACCAAGTTTTTTGGCCTCTCTTAAATAAGAGATATGTCCACTGTGAATAGGATCAAATCCACCTGTAACTAATACAATTCTCATTTTACAATATTCATTAACTCTTCTACGTTCTCACCTCTATTCGGGAGCTTATCTTTCAAAAAGAAGTGAACGAAGTTACATTCTTTAATTTTATTGTTTGCCGTGTAAAGTCCGTTCCATTTCCAATGGAGGTTCTTGACTTTCATCTTTTCTTCCTTGACCCATACATTCAACAATGTCTGGTCTGTGGACCACTTCCATGCACCCATGCCGTCAATAAAGGGTTTAAATTCTGGACGAGATAGGAATTGTTTTGGCGTCTCACCTCGTAAATATTTTTCAATAGATTTATTGAGAACCATAATACCCATGTTATAAAAGTTTGCACCTGCAGGATGTTTCCAATCAAACAAAGGACGAAGTGAATTCATTCCATATTGCATACGAGTATAGTTAGCTAGCTTTTGGACATACCATTGCGGAATAGGCATTTCGCGTTCTAGAACACCAGCAAAATCTGCTGTACCAGCATCGTCAAAAATAGATTCATTACACTCAGGTCTAATCCATACATCTGCATCTATGATTGCTACTTTGTCATATGATTTCAGATACGTAAAGGCATTTTCTTTTTCATAAATTGGTAGGAAACCACCATACTTCTCATATGACTCTTTACTACGATTTGTCACAAATGGATCTGGACGAATCATAAGAATAGGTGTTCGTTGGACTTCGTATGAAGCACCGATTCGTTTTGCATATTCTTTTACGGATTGTGTGCAAGCATCGTAAAGCTTAGAGCGCTTTCCGGTGTACACCTGATAGATTAAAGTTTTCATCATAATACTCAATTATGTAATTTGCTATTTGCTTCGCCTCATTGAAATCATTTCGAAATCGATTAGACTTATGGCCGTTCTTTCTGAACCACCTAAGATTATCTATATCACTATTCAGACTTGATAAGTTAAATGAATTAGTACGGATTATCTCTTCGTACCTAGATCGTAATGCTAGTGCATGGAAAAAATCATCCTTGGAGCTGTTGAGGCTCGTATTCTTCATAATCATGTTCATCATCATACATTACTTCATTCAACGTTCGTTTAGAGTCAAAATCTTGGACCTCTCGGATTCGTAAATCCTTTGCTAAAGATTGACTTTTGTGTTTACCACGTTTTTTATTGCGGGGGTCGAATCTAGAATATTTTGCCATATACCTTTCCTAATAACCTAGCATTTCTTTCGTCATTATATAATCTCGGACAAAGTCAGATCTTACGATATCCTCCCATCCGAAATTGATTATCGTAAAGTTTCTCAACTGTTCTACAATTTGTAAGAACTTTACAATTCCTTGTTTATCGTCATCAAATTTAAAATCACTTTGTTTGTAATCACCACAAAAAATAATTTTACTATGTCTGCCTACACGTGTTATAACTGAATCTAACTCATGGAAGTTTAAATTTTGCATTTCGTCAACTACTATTATCGTATTGTCGAATGTTTGACCTCTTATAAAAGATGTAGACTCAAACTGTATTTGGCCGGCTGTTACCATCTTGTTATATGACGTCTTATCCCCAAAAAGCTCATGACATATAGATTTATATGGAGTAGTAAAAGCCTCTTCCTTCGCTTCTTTATCTCCTGGCAAGAACCCCATTTCTCTTGTGGGAACCATTGATCTTACAATGACAACCTTTTCCCACTCTGTTTCTTTATCTAGTACGTCCTCTAATGCAAGATATAAAGCCATGAAAGTTTTACCAGTACCTGCTGTTCCAGTCAGTACTATATTATCACCCTCATCCCATGCTTTATATGCTATTTCCTGATTTTTTGTTAATGGATCAAATTGAAGTAAATCGTCCAGTCTAACCGACATTGAATTATTAACAGACTTTTGTCTTTTCATTATGTTTGAATCTTACTATGTCTTCCAGATTGTTTATCTATTTTCTTAAGAAAGCTATTCCATTCAGAACCTGCCTGTCGTCTTGCAACATCACCTTGTCCTGAAATAAATTTAGCTGTAGAGAGTTTTTGCTTCCATTCACCAGACGATAGAAGCTCATCTCTTTGGGCGAATGAGAGTACCATTTCCTTCTCTTCACCTGTTTCTATATTAATCATTGTGTATGATGGCATTTTATGTGTGGGGGCCGAAGCCCCCTTATCCTTTCTCTATGCAGCTGTTTCCAACGTTGATTTTAAGAATTCGCGTTTTCGTTTTAATTTAGATAATAGGTCCGTATTATTTTTCATTTTAACCCTTTCTATATAATTATTCAGTTCTAACAAATCGTTCTTTAATCTATCAACTTGGATTTTACTCATTTGTTCTCCCTTAGTTATTTGAGTATTAAATCTGGAAATGCCTCCTGTGTAAGTTTCTTTGTAATTCCTTTGATTGGCATTTTTTTATTAATCATACCAACAAGAAGCTCTGCATCTCGAGGGTGCACAGTCTCGAGAATATCTAAAAACATTTTTTCTCTCTTAATGTTTAACATCTCACGGCCACGCCCGCCTTTTGCAAAATAGGCTAGCTTTTTATTGTGTTGTGACCACTCTGATGGGTGAGAGTTATTTGGAGCAGGTTCGTATGGCACTGGTCCTGTAGGCAATTCCCATTGAATTGCATCATCAAAGGTACCACGTAAAATATCTTTAAGTGCCCAATTATTATTTTGTTCTTGGAGAATTTTAATTTTGTCAGAGCGCGTTTTAGCCTTGACAACTTTATCTAGCACTTCATGTGCTCTCATTGTAATTTTATTAACCATTCAAATGAAGTCCTTTACGTCTTCTAATAATCTACGACAGCGCTTATCAACTAGATATTGAAAAACCTTGTTTCTGTTTTCCCATTTATCTTGGCTGTTAAACGTATTTATAATTTCTTGTTTTAGGTCGGATGGTGTTGATTCAAGATCAATTAACTTTCTGTTACGCTGAATGTTACGAAGAACATCCTGGCCCTGTGAGGTAGGATCTTCCATAAGCGCTTCCATTACAGGTTTACGTAATGGAGTTTGCCGTTCCCCGTCTACGAACACGTTATCTCCTGATAAAACGTTTGGTACACCATCTGATGTATCACCCTTTAATATCAACTCAAGCAACTGTTTTCTTGGATGCTCTACTTTTATATATTTCTTTGTCATCGGAGAAAACTGTGACACATTGTTATATTTTTGCAATTGTGCAAAATCTTTATCGGCTGAAACAATCATAACATCATCATGGTTACCAAACTCCTGTGTATCCTCTACTAATGCAGCGATTACATCATCAGCCTCACAACCATCGATTTTAATTGTCTTATAGGGAAAGTACTCACCTAGCTCTTCCCATACCATATTAATAATACGGAAGATTTCATTCCAATCCATCTTGGAGTCTTTACGGCCTTTCTTACGCGCCGCCTTATATTGTGGAAATGCTTTGTAACGCCAGTTATTACCTGCATCGCCTGCAATGACAACCTCACCAAATTTATCTTTGAACTTGGTTCTATACATACGTATGGAGTTCAAAATCATATGGCGAATCAGATTCTCATCAATATCCAATTTCTGTGTAACAATGTTAGAAATCGCGATACCATTATAGTCAATAATAATCATAGTAAATCCTATATACTGTCCCTGGCGTAAAGCACTTAATTATTATACACAATATTTCAGGGGTTGTAAACACTTATTTTAGATGTCGTGAATGTATTTTGCATCCAATAAATTCATTATAGTATTCATCACTTAAAAGCACATCTCTTTCGAATTGCTCTTTAGCTTCATAGTAAGAGCACTCTCCTTTTGATTTGCATAAATGTAGTATTTCTCTATGGAAGGCTGTACTACCCTTAGATTCTACAAGGGTTTGTACCTCCTTACTTGAACCAAAATACGTGCGCCAGTCGGACTCTACGCGCGTCCTGACACGTCTTTTTCTTGTCTTTGTAATGGGGAGGGTTTTTGGTTTCCAGAAAAACTTTTTACCGATATATTTTTTGCCGGTCTCTTTTTCTGTTATAATGTAGACAAACCCCTGATATTCCTCAGGGGTCTTGTCAAACTCTTTATTTTCATAATACCACATGGTACTATATATCGAGGATATCCTCGTCGTCTTCTAGAGCGTCTTCTTCTACAGGTTCAAACTCACACGGCAGTCCGCACATAGGACAATGCCTAGGTTGTTCATATTCTTCATCAATAACTAGCACCTGTACTTCAGTATCACATGCGTTGCACTCTGCCCAATATTCAGTTTCCATTTTTGCTCCTTAGAATGTTATTTCACATGCGCCACCTTGGCATGCGATTGCTCCCATCGTATCTATATCAGTAAACTCTTTCTGATTTAACTGAGATACAAAATCAATTGGCTTGATGTTTTGTTGGATCTTTGTCCATTTATGTAAAAGGAAAACATCTTTCAAGCAATACTCTGCCTCTTTAGTATCACCCATAAAATAGTTATCAGCAAACTTATTGAAACGGCGGATCCACTCTTTATTGAGATCTGACATTTCACCACGATATTGCTCATCCATTTGTGCAATCATCGTAGCTTCCCATAAATCACGGAATCCTTGCTTACGAGTATCTACAATCAGACCTGAAGCAAAGAGTGCAGCTTTACCATAAGTTGCTACAATCTCCTCTTCCGTCTTGACTTCCGTGTTTGGTGCCTGTGCAAAGTCCTTATCACCAGAACCAGCCAAAAAGCTAATACCAGCGAAACTATGGCGGTTGTCGAATACATAGTCCTCTACCTCTGTCCACATGTGTGGCATAACTGTTACAGTATTTGATACATTATGACGAAGATCTGGATTTGCACAAAGCTCAGGATTTGTTCCAGCCTCTACCCAGTTTTGTTGTACAAGCTTAACCTTTTCAAGTAGGTTTTTGCCATATAGGTCTTCACGGTATAGTGAACCCTCAGGTGACATAATTGGGAATGCCACACAGTAGTCTGTGTTGTTGCTGGACCATACTGATTCCTCTACCATATAAGGATTGGATTCAGCAATAAGTTGTGCAACTTCAGACTCTTTGTTCAACTGTATGTGGCGAAGATAACGAGGGCTGTGCTCAGCATGAATACCGCTAGAAGTTTGTAGTAATACTGAAGCATTTCCTGAGGGTTTAACACAGGTCGTTCTGGCAGCAGCATTAATTCCAAGAAGTTGGGCGACCTCTTTGTTGACAGCTCTAACAATGTCTGCGCCTTCTCGTTGAATATCTGCATCTAATAATACCTCCGGGTTATTCATCCATCCTGTTACAGAAACACCCAGAAGTGCTTCACGTTCAAAAATAGCCTTTGATGTTTCATCTAAATATTTAAAGGTTGTGTATCCAGCTTGTAGTGTACCCATAATAGCACCGGCTCGACATGCTTTAAAGAACTCTTCTTTTGTCGTGCACTTGCCACCATTGATCTCGGTTAGGTTACATCCCTGCCAACCTGTTTTGCCTTTGATTTGTGGATACATTCCAATCTCGACGCATGGGTTAGTTGTAAAGTCTTTGTCCTCAACAAAGTAAAAGCCTGGTTCACCAAACTCTTTGATTGAAGCCATAATGTTTTTAAATTCTTCTTTTGTAATTTCATCTCGTACGATAACAGCAGAATTGTTTGAACGGCCACGTTGTGGATTGTCCATAAACCAATTGCCTGTTTTGGCGTTAATCATATCCTCGTCATTTGGACTAAACAGACAAATAGTAGCAGAACGACGAACACCGCCAGCAAGGACGGCATCAGCAGCATGCATTGCAATGTCATATACGTCAATAGCACGGAGACGAGTGTGACCATTTAAAACCCTCGATTGAATTAGATGTTCGATTTTATCAAGAGATTTGCGAAGTGGTTCTGGACCTGGTGCCTTAAACCCACCATTAATCATTGCACCTTTCGGCCGCACATTATTTAGATCGAAATAAACTTTACGACCTTCCATTTCTGGAAACTGTCCACCACCCACAAAGTATGATGACATAAGAGCACCAAGTGCATCAGCCCAACCTTCAATTGAATCCTCTACGACCCAACCTTTGGCTTGCTTTTTACGTTCGGCGATATCTGGTAATTTGTCGACGTGGTGTTGTTGTACTGAGAATCCTGCACCAGCACCGCATAGTAGAACATAGAATAGTTCTGAGAAGAAACGTGGTCTGTCTGCGTATGTTGATGTACAGTTGTACATTCTCATCTGGTGCTTACGTAATTGTTCACCACCAAATTGTAGGGCACGTTGTGCACCCAAAGCGTATTTTAATTTATATAGTGATTCGGCCTCATCAATTAGTTGGCCTAGCTGTGGGGTCATTTTGTCTTGATAATACTCCCTGTGCATGTTCATGACTCGGGTTACAGCTTCCTCCCAAGTCTCATATCTTTCTTTATCATCGTCCCATCTTGAATAGCCTTCGTAAAACTTAGTATCGGACATGGCTGCCCGCAGATCGTGATCTTTGTTGTTGGGGACTAGTTTGAGCATTTAACACCTCTTAAGAATAAAAATAGTAATACCGCATAACGCGCTTATGCGGGTCGGTCATTCGTATTGTCTTTGATTTTTGGTAGTATTATATATTAAAACGGCTCCCTAGGAAACCCCTAAAAAGCCGCAAATAAAAAAAATATTATTCTTATTTTTCTTCTTCTTTTGGAGGCTCTTCAGTGAGAGCATCCTCGTAGTATGCAATGATAGCTTGCTGATCTTTTACGTATCTGCGTAGCTCTGCAATACCAAGAGCTAGATTTTCATAACCCTTAGGAGTTATAGTAAATAGAACAACGTTACCGGTTTTAGATTGGATCTCCTGAATCTTTTGTTCTAGATTCTCTTCAGTAATAACAAACCAATCAACAGGAGGGAACTCAACTGCCTTTGGTCGAGCCTGAATAGGAATATTTTGTTTTTGATATTCAGTAGTTACTACTACTTCAGCCTCCGGAGTTCTGCTCCCCAGACACCCCATCAGTAGAATCGGGCTCATCAGAAGGAGGAGTAGTTTCATCCTGGATCCGCTGTAGAAGTTTGTTAACTGCGTTGTTAACCCGGTCTTCAAGTCCTTGTGCATTTGTTAATGCCTCCATAGTCAAATCGATTTTTGCAAATACACCTCTTAATTTGTCAAGGTGCTCTTGTGATTGTTGTAGTCTTTTACTTAGCTCTCTATTCAGCTCTTCATTTTTTTGCATGTCAGCAGCCATAGAGTTGACGGTATTTTGTAAAGTCTCGGCAGCTGATTTCAGTTTTACATTATTTTCTCTGAGTGTGGCTATAGTAGATTCTGACCACAAGTAATATTGATATCCTCCATATCCAACACTACCCAAAATACTTACAAGAAATAACATTAAATAAAGTTTAGCCATTAATATAATTCCTAAATCGTTTCAAAAGCACAGGATGTTTATCCTTACGCCTTCTTCTATCAGTCATGTTAATTGGTTTGCCAACGTTTCTTCTTAATATATGTATCGGTAAACGTGAAGGGCCCATAGCAGTTTTAGCTGGATCAGGAATTGATCCTGTATTTACAGCAGCGACTTCTTCGTTCATATTTTGTAATTTAGTACGAATTGCAATTTTGCCTTTCATATCAAGATCAGGATGATGTTGCTTAATCTTTTTAGATAAAGTATTTGAAGTTCTTGTAACAGCTCTTTTAGTAGCGGTCGTACCATACTCTCCATGCTTATGCTCTGCATCTTGAGTTTTCTTATAAGCTTTGACTACGTCAGGATGTGGTTGAACCGATTCGGGTAAGCGAGACTTTGCATTTGCCTTACCATAAACTGTGTCATGCCAATGCCAGTCATGTCCACCATAAGGATTCTTCTTTTTGATTTCAATGCGATATTCACCATTATGACGATCATTATGGTCGTAATTCTTACGAACACGCCAGGTTTTACCTTTGTGAGTAGTTTCTACTTCACCATCGTTACCTGATCTTTTCCATCTGGGATTCATCTCGCCAGCTCTCCAATTGTGACATATATTTCTTTATTTGTTTTTACATGCTTTACTTCGTAAATATCTATTCCGAATATTTCACCTACGGGATAACAATTTTCATTTACTCGGATTTTATCTTTTTCGCGGACCATCTCATCTAATGATACATTAAGCATTTTATTGTTTAATACTTTATATATCCCTGGTGATAACCTTCTGTCTTCTAAAACAAACCAATTACTCTGCTCTGTCATAAAGTCTAATGGATCAATACCAAACTCTTTCAATGCCTCTGTAATTTTTTTATCAGACACACCAAATTTCTCTCTTAAAAGAAATAGAGCTGTTGCATATGATGCTAACCTGCTTGAACCACCAGGAGCCTTTGCCATAATCTTTTTAATATTGTAAACAAGTCTATGAAATGGTGTATAGTACTCTTTGTACTTTTCACGATTCTCTTGATTATCTAATTTAAAATCTTTATTACGCTTACCATCTTGGTCAATGATACCGGCTTTGAATGCCTCGGTATCCTCAAACTTAGTCGTTAGAAGTCTTAGAAATCTAAACGTATAGACTAAATCGCCAGCGCGTTTGATTATTCCCATTATATTTTCCTTAACTTCTCTACAACAACTTTGTCCATAGCTATTTCAGTGTACTGGTCATTCCTAATATGTTTCAAATAAATTAAAAACGGTTTCATTATATGCCAATATTTCTTATCAATTTTAAACTCTAACATTTTCAAACTTGGCTTTATATCAAACACATTAAATATAACAATTAAATGATTTAATATTAGTCGTTCTGATATTTGACCTGTTTTTTCATACCTATTGAATTGGCGTTTCAAATACATAAATCGTTTCAAATCATTATAAAACTCATCTGCCTCAACAATGTTTGGTTTATAATAATGCTTAGCCGCAAATAACAAAAAGTTTTTATCATTGAGTTCATCAAAAAGTTTCATATGTTTTACCATGTTTGTTTGTAAAACTATTTATTCTTATAATCTGAATTAGCCATTGAGGCTTCAATCTTTCCTTCTTGATTCATATCTTGAATATCACTAAATGTTGGCATGCCGTTGAATTCATCTATTTGTTCACGAGTAAATTTTGCAGGTTGCAAAACTTGATCTGTATTTGGATCTACCCAGCCCCTATTCAGGACTGGGATAGCACCATTACACCAACTTGGTGGTCGTATAGTCATTATATACCTCTATTAGCTAGTTGCTCCTTTAACTGGATTTACGACTTTTTTGTCACCAGCTGCATTATCACCTGGACGTGATTTAGCTGCATTAGTAGCT